AACCTTTGTATCTCTACCAGCTGAAACCACTGGATAAGTTGATGTATAAAACTCAGTAGCGTTTTCAACAAAAGCAAACTCATCAAGGAATAGTAAGTTAACAGATAAACCACGAATAGAACTACCACTTGTAGCAGCAGCAATAATCCTAGAATTGTTACTAAATTCAAGGGATCCTTTATTTACAGCTTTACAACCTGGCTGAAGAAAGAATGGAATATTCTCTAGCATAAGAGTAACTCTTGCTAGCATTTCTCGTGCAGTTGCACCTTTGTTAGCAAGAACTGCAATAGTTTTTTCAGGATGAAAGATTGCATACCATACTAGGTATCCAACAGATGATATTGATTTACCTGATTGCCGGCAAGCTAGTACAATTGAAAAGCGATTATCATTAAAGTGATGAAACATTTTTTCTTGATAATCATAAAGATTAAAATCAACTAAGCCTTTATCAAGAGATATAACTTTAAGATACTTTTTTGCAAAGTATACAGGATCTTTCATGCATAAAGCATACTCACGTATTTCTTCAGCAGCCCAACCCTGTTCAACACCGTCTCTTTTGATATTAGGGTTACCTAAGTATCCGAGTTCGTTATTCTTTATTCGTATCTGATTCAATTACTGTCTCTTTATCTTTCGCTTTTTGAATAAGCATCTTTTGTAAATCAGTAGCTGATCCTACATAAAGATTATTCTGTGTCATACTATTTGGAAGAGCTGCAGTAGGTGTTTCTACTTCTTTACGTTCTTTATGTAGTTTCATCAGTTTATCTGCTACTTCGGCATTCTGCTTAATTGCAGTTGATAAAACCTCAAAGGCTCGTGGATGTTCTGATTCACGAGCTAAGTCCATCATTAAATCAATTGCTTCATTGCCTTTTTCTGCTAGGTTATAATACTGTGATCTAGCAAAGTCATAATCTTCTTCAATATCTTTAGACATTATATGTAAACATTCGTTGCTGATTGTACGTCTCCGGCTGCACCCGAGCTCGCTCCAATCAAGTTTTCACCAATTGAGAAATATGCAGATGGTAATTCTATCACCAGTATTTTCCCGCCATTATCCCAAGATTTTACTGTTCCAGTTGAACCAGAAATAGCGCCTGTTACAGTTTCATTTACAGTATAGGCTCCTATATTATTATCTATAACAACTCTAATATTTTCAGCAACTGCAGGGAATGGATATAAAACATTATAAGTGTATGTATCCGTTACATTTGCATTCGTAGGATTAGTAGTAACAGTTTGACGTTCTAGTAAGTTATTATTTTGAGCATCAAAATCAAAGAAGTCATTAGTTACTTTGCGTATTGTTTTCTTATTTTGTACAGCTTCATAGAAATTAACTCGTGTCTCAAACTCAAGTGAGTAAATAATAGCACGTCTGGTTACAAAGTCTCCTTCATAATCATCATTCATTGTTACACCAGTTAACACAATTGGAATATCTGATTTAATACCAATTGCAGGAACTTCATTAATAGTTACTGTATAATCAGGTTTAAATGTTGGTAGTATCTGTTCTAGAATCTGTAAAGCTTCATCTTGATTCTTTGTCATAATGTTTAATTGAATACCAAGACGGTATGGAGTAGGTGTTCTTACAGAATTACGTGTGTTATTTGTAATAGAACCAACTCTAATTTCATTTGATTTATTAACTGTTTGTGTAGTATCATATGTCATTGAAGTAATTTCAAAAGACATTCTTGGTAATTTAATTGCTAAACGTGAATCATTTAAGTTAGGTTGATCTTGTACTCTAGCTAAAAACTTAGCCTTAGGACCATAAGCTAATGGTACTTTAATTGTTTGCAATATCTTTCCAGCTGTGTCATCTTTGCGTACTTCAATATTATTAAATATAGTACCAAATACTGATATTGTTCTTCTAATAGCTGCGTGATAAAAATATGTTCCGAACATTATGTAATTTCTCCGAATGGATTAGACTCTGAAAAATCAATGATTGTGTCACCACTAGTTTCAAAATCTTGGTTTTGAGCGTTTGGATCTCCAGCCATATCTAGCTCGATAGCATCAACTTGTATATACCATGCAGCAAGTGTATCAACACCTACAATAGTTTTAACAACGTCAACCTTAAACTTACGAGCCGTTCCGTCGCTACCTATTTCATTAATTAATGTAAGACTACCAATCCCACCTGTTTGAGTAAAGGCTACAACTTCGGCTGTTACATAGATAATAGCTCCAAGAGCATCAACTTCACCGGTATCTTGTCTAACTATTTCACCAGGAGTAAAATGACCTGATCCGTTATTAACTGTAAATACTTGTTGATATGAGAAACGCTCTTGAATTTCATCAACTTCACGAATACCAGTTTCAAGTTCTTCATTAGAGTACTCAAATAACTCACATTCTAATTTATATGTTGGTAAATTGTTTAATTGATAAAACGGCTGCTCATGTTCTACAAATCTTATTTCAAATAAAGATTTAGAAAGAGGAAGATATACTAGATCACCTTCGCTTGGTCTTTGATCGTTAAGAGAGTTATTGTAAAACCCTACTAAGTTTTCCCATCGTTTACGTGCTACTACAAATGTGGCTTGATCTCTTATCTCAACACCGAACTTACCGAGTAAATCACCCTCACCAGCAAATCCTTCAGATGTTTCAATATACATCTCTATTGTATAGGCATCAGTGAATTTAGAATAATCTTCATTCAAAAGCTCATCACGAGTAATTAATTGACGAGGAATGTAATGAACATCTTGGCCATACATCTTTAAAGATTCTATGACTATATCTTCATACAGATTCTGTTCTGTTTTTACTTTAGGGCTGAAATATACATTAGTTGCCATGTTGTTATCCTACATAGAATTCTGGCATTGTTTCATATCTTAACTGCATTTCTTCTTCGATTTTATCAATCTCCGCATTTGCTTCTTCTAAATATTGTCGTCCATTAATTTGAACGCCTCCAGGTAATTGCATACCTTCAAATTTAGATAAGTTTTGACCCCACTGTCTTTTAATAAGAGCTGTGGTGTATCTCTTAAGAAACAAATCGTTATATACTTGTGTATGAGTTTGTGGATCTATAATAGACATACAATCAATTATAATAAACTTACCTACTGGTAAATCGGCTGACCAATCTACATCAATATAAAGTCTATTTGAATTTCGATTAAACCTTACTTGTTCTGCACCATTGAGCTTCATATCAAGCATTGATAGATACTGTTGGGTTTGTTCATAATGAGCAAGCGATCCGATGAAACCTAGATCATAAATGTCATTAAGCCTCAATTGATATCGTGCACTAAACATATTATTGCTTGATGCCGAGCTATCAATTGGAAAGATTCTTTGTACTGTTGTAATAGATGTTGGAAGTGTAACATATTCATTAGTTACATCTGCCGCAGTAATTGCATACTTATAATAATTTTTTACAATCGCATCCGAATGATACTCTTGGTAAAACTGTAGTGCTTCATCAACTCGATCTTCAATTTGATCTTCATCAACGTTAACTTCAAGCACGGGCTCACCAAGCCTACGAAGGCAATGAGTAATTAATTCTGCTCTGGTGGTTGGATTTGCCATAATAGTATCCCATAAATTAACTGTTCGATACTATTTATACGTTTTAAGAATTAGGAATTTGACTACATTAAAACCCATTGGTTGTTTTCTTCGTCCCACCAGCTAGGTTCTGATGGTGTTGTAATAGGTGCTTCCCATGTATAAGTTGTGGTATTTAGAGTCCAACTTTCAAAAGGCTTTACTGGGTAAAACGCATCAGCCGTTGTGTCGTAATTATCTCCAACACCACAAAAATTATATTTTTTTGTGGAATCACCACTAGCATCTGGAAAAGCTTCAATCCAATCACCCGGAGAATCATCTACAAATGTATCAAAAAAATCAGCATCTGCTTTAATAACATTAACAACTTTTTGATTAACTATTTTTGCATAGTATGCCATATTGCTTTCCTTTACATCTCATATCTAATAATAACAATACCATCACCACCTGATTTAACAGATGTTCCATTATGCTCCCAGCTTGATCCGCCACCTCCACCACCAGTATTTGCACCACCAACACCACCGACAATACTACTACCAAGTGCGCCGTTACCACCAGCATTTAATCCAGAGCCACCAGTTCCAGCAGAGCCTGTATTACCACCAGCTCCAGCAGAGCCACCTCCGCCTCCACCGCTACCGCCATTACCAGCATTAGTTGCATGATCGTATGGTGAACCGCCTCCACCACCAGCCCAATAATGATTTGTTCCATTAATATTATTTTGTAAACCTACACCACCATGAGGAGGAACAGATGAAGAGCCGACTGCGCCTGCTCCACCGCCGCCACCACCTCTTCGGCTGCTGATATTGTAAGTATTAGAACCATTTCCACCGTTATTACCTTGTCCTACAGTTCCAGTGCCAGCTGGATATGCGCCAGCATTATCGCCAGAGCCTCCGCCTGAACCGCCATTTCCACCGACTGTACTGGCAGTGCCGCCAGCGTGTGCTCCACCGCCACCACCGCCTATAGCAGTTAAACCATTAAATGTTGTATTACCACCTGTTCCACCAGTTATATTGTTATAACCACCGTTAGCACCACTGCCAATTACAATTGAGTAGGCTTGATTGGAAACTGACATAGATGTTCCAGCAAGATAACCTCCAGCTCCACCTCCACCTCCAATAGGAGCTCCTCCGCCACCACCAGCTACCATTAAATATCTAACACTAGTAACGTCTGCAGTATTTGTAAATGTTCCGGAAGATAAAAATGTATGAATTCTTGCAGTTCCATCTGTAGTAATTGTTCCACCAGTAGGTGCTACAACTACTGTTTTAACTATAGAATTTTGAGATGGTGTTCCATCAGCATTATTAATAGATATAGAAATTGTATCTCCAACAGTCTGTCCATAAACTGCAGCAGGAACTGCTGTGGTAAAAGAACCAGAAGATACAGCTACACCAGTAGTAGCTGCAAGAGTTGTAGAACCTTCTTTATAAATTACATCAACCACATCAGTTGAATTAATAACCGCAAATGTTAAGGTAGATCCATATGCATTATTAATATTACCAGTTATTGAAGTTATACTAGGAATTAGATTTGTTGCAATCCAAGTTGTACCATCGTAGAATTCTAAAGAGCCAGATGTGATATTATATCTAGTATATCCAGTATTTGGTGATACAGGTCTTTGAGCAGTTGTTCCAGTAGGTAAGCCTAAAGCTCCAGTAGATGTATTTGCTTGATCTGAAATTGCGGCAGGGGTTTGAACAATATTGTCTAATGCAGCAGTGATTACATCACCGTCTGTTTCTAAAAGATTTGCTAAATTTCTTGCGTTTGACATTTATTTTTTCCTAATGTGATAGCATAATTTCCCAAGAACCATTAGCATCATGTATACCAGCACCACCAAAATAATGCCAATCGAGTACATCATTAGCTGCACAAGTTAAAGATGCAGTACCCCCTACTTGATAATAAGAACTTCCTGCTTCTGGGGCTCTCCACCTAATTTGATTGACAATACTACCATTTTTATGTAAATCCACATGAGAAGTGCCAGCGGCTGGATATTTAATGTAAAATATTGAAACACTATATACACCAGCAACTGGACAAGTAAAATTATTATTAGAAGAATTCCAATGACTACCTACATTTTCTATGACTGTGAAACCGGTAACTTGATTGCCGGGTGCATTAACATTAGTATTTGGTGAAACATGACTAGCTAAGAGTAACCTTACAAATGGTTGATTTGGCATAGTAACACGACCAAGACCATCAACCTTAAAATCTTCATTTCCACCATAATCTTGAACAATAAATGTACCAGCACCAGAATTATTTGCACCACCTTTAGCGACAAGTGCTGTACCATTTCCACTTCCAGCTCCATTATGGAAAAACCCAGCATAATCAGAACCAGTGGATGTTGAAGAATGTAAAGTATAACTAGGAGATGCAGTTCCAATCCCTACTCTATTATTTGTAGAGTCAACATGGACAGTATTCGTATCAACTGTAAGATTGTCGGTAGTTACTGATGTGTTTGTAATACTTGTTGCCATATTTTATCCTACTAAATAACCGCTAAATCTATTGTGATTACCCGATGCTTCCATACCAGTTATTCCAACAGTAAAATGTAAATCCACGTAGTCATTTACATTCATATACATAGCATGTGATCCCATTATTTGACCATGTCTATTATGGCTAGAGTCTTTTGCATCGTATGCTCTTAATATAGTACTAGCATTTTTGCGTAGATCCCAATAGTAATCACCAAGAGCAGTTGTTCGAGCTGTAAATACACTAAAATTAAATTGATAAATTCCACCAATTGGAGCAGTAAATCTATTGTTTGTATTGTCCCAATGACTACCGACATTTGATACTATACCAGTAAAATCAGTGACTTGACCTTGTGTAAGACCATTTGGAACAGTAGTTACTTCAAAAAACGGAGTATTTGGTTTTAAAACATAACCATTGCCATTTACTTCAATACCAGTTACACCATTTGACATGACTTTTGTTGGATAGTTAGAAACAGTACCAAACTTAATTTCATTACCAGAACCCGTGTTATTAACATACATTCCACCTTTAACAGTGTCTGTACCAATAAGAGCATTTACGCTTCCATTTGTAGTATTTTTATGAATACTAAACATGGTATTGCTATCACCATAAGATACTGGTGATGCAGTATGACCAACTCCCATAGTTCCAACATGAATGTTTCCATTCAAACTTCCAAGCGTCAACGACCCGTCCGAATGTACAGACAGGTTATTACCCGAAGAACTCGTGTGTTTTAGATGTTCGAGTTCGAGTGTACTCATTATTCTGACATTGCAGCTTGAGCTTCAGCATTTCTTTGAGCGGCAGTTTTAGCAACTTCCAATTCAAAGGCCTGCGCAACCTGAGCATCTGCACCTGTTGCAAGGGCAATCTCATTTGCATTACAATGAGCTACTAAAGCAGCAATGATCTCCTCTTGAGCGATACGTGCACGGTTGTGAAGTGCATTATCAGCCCAGTCTTGAACATCAGCCGCAGTATACTCCATACACTTATTCTGTGTATCGGTAAGAGCTACAGTAATATTTGGCATTTATTTTCTCCTAGTTAAAGTTAATTATAATTCTATTTATCCTACTTTTACTGCCCAAACTTTTGAACGGTTAGCATTAATATTTCCATTGGCAGTAAGATATGCAAGATAATCAACGTAATCATTTGCTGACATAGGCATTAAAAGGGTGTAAGAACCACCACTTATATCACCACCGTCAAGAAAGTTGTCTCCATACACTCCATTGTTACCGTTCTTTCGTATCATACAATGCAATCCACCATTAATATTTGCCTGCATCAGTATTCCAAACAAATAAATCCCAGCAGAAGGTGCAGTAAATCTTGCATTAGCGTTATCCCAACTGTTTGATTGGTCTGAAGCTTCACTCCAACTAGTTATTTTTGTTAGCGTATGAGCAGTTAAACTTTGATTTCCACTTTTATATGCTAAGAACGCTGGTTGGTTTGGCATAGTCATATGACCAGAAGCATTAATAATTAATCTTTGTGTTCCATTAGTTCCAATATGTGTTTCAGAGTTTGTATCATACGTGCCTACATACATTCTTCTAGTACTACTGGCGTTGTCCATTAAGACTCCACCGTTTCCATTCCCATCATCTCTTTGAAGATGAACTTCAGGAACTGCTCGTCTTACTGTAATACCAGTACCAAATTGACCAGATACTCCTGTACCAGTTGTGTTAATACCTAGAGCTCCAGTTATAGCAAGATTTCCACTTGAGTCTTTTACTGGTAACTTACTTAGGTCAATGTTATTTGTTCCAGCCGCTGCCGGAACTGTAAGATCATAGTAACCTGAACTTGTACCTGATAAACGAATTGAACTCATACTATGACCCACCTTGATGTTGCACCAAGTGCAACTGTAACACCGGAACCTAATGTAACTGGACCAGCTGTTACTGCTGATTTACCATTTGGTATTGAATAACTTGTTGCAAGTGTCTGGCTGTTTTCCCAGAGTACACCTTCTTTTGCTCCATCAACTGAAGCCCAATCTGCAGTAGTACCATCAGTTGTAAGAAACTGCCCTGAATGACCTGATTGATCTGGAACTGCAGCACCGGCTGCTAATTTAGCAGCAGTAACAGATGCATCGGCAATTTTAGCAGTAGTAACCGCATCATTTGATAATTCAGATACAGTAACAGAGTTTGCGGCAAGATCAGCCGCTACAATAACATCTACACCAATCTTGGCTGAGTTAATTGCATCATCTGCTATACCTGCTGTTTGTATCTGTCTAAAAGGCATTTATTACTCCGGTTTAGTTGGCCAGGTCACATCTTCTAAAGATGTTGCTGTATTTGTAATATCTCTTAGTGATTGGCGATAAGTTGCCCAAGGTGTTTTGATACTAGTAGGTACATCTTCTCCTTGTGTCCAATCACAAGATTGTAATAAACTATTCCTTAAATTTCTTAATTGAACCATACCTAAACCAGCATTTAACTCTGCGGCTTTTGCTTCTAATTCAACAATAGTAAATGGCATATCTCTATCATCTAACCACTGAAAATTTTCAGCAACAGTAGTCCAAGTTCTAGATTCACCATTACCATAATGAAATTTTGGATTGTCTATACTGGCAGCTTCACTCAAGGCCCAAGCAGCAGCTTCTATATTAGTTACTTTTGACATAATTTACTCCTATGCTACTTTCTGAATGAATAACCATCCGTGACCCATATTACCACCAACAGCCATTCCTCTATTAGCCGCGTTCATACCACCGACGTATCCTGAACCACCAGAAGCTGGAGCATTTGTGCCACCGCCACCACCCCAGTAGCCGCCACCGCCGCCGCCTCCATCATTAGAACCGCCGCTACCACCAGATGTTTGTGTTCCAGTATTTCCACCGCTACCAGCGGCTCCGCCAGCTGATTGTGTTGCGCCTTGTGGCATTTGTCCGGAGGCCTCACATTGTTCACCTTGTTCGCCAATAGCTCCACCGCCATTACCGCCAGTGAATCCTGCAGAATTAGCTGAAGGGTATCTGCTAGATTCAATGTATCCACCACCACCTCCGCCAGCAACAATAATTCTATTTGCAGTGGCATCAGTATTTAGTCGTACTGCTGTTGCACCTCCACCACCGGCGGTATTACCACTACTAGGACCAGCTCCATCGCCACCATGACCATCACCATATCCACCATCACCGTAATTGTTGCTAGCAGTAATATTATGAGAAAAATATGTACTTTCTGGATTAGTAAGTGTAGTACCTCCAATTTGTTGAGCTACGTTACCCATTTGACCAATACGTATGTAAAGAATATCATTAACACTTAAATTAATAGTACCCCATGATGTTCCACCTTGACCACCTTTACCGGCTCCAGAAGCACCGCAGCATTTTATAAAATACGTACCAGTTTCCGGAATAGTAATTTTTTGATTTCCTTGTGCAGTTGTTGTAACACCTAGTGGTGTATAAGCTGGAATAGCACCATATCTTTCAGATATATGTGTTGAAGATGGTCCATAAGGTCCATGTCCGCCAGCTGTATCAAATAAAAGACCAACATCAGAAAGTGCACTAAACCCACTGCCATATTCTAATCCATTTGCAGCTGAATTCACAACAATTGTTTGACCAGCAGTAGCTGACCCATGCTGCAATTTAGAAATATTAATTGTGTTAGCTGCTAAGTTATTAAGATCTTCTCTTAGTAGAGGAAATCCACCAGCCTGATAATTATTATGAACTGTAAGAGTTTCTTTATCGGTATCGACAAATAGTTCGCCTTCAGCTCCTGTTATACTTGAGAGAGCGGCTGTTGTCCCTCTTCGTACTTGTACTACTTTTGCCATTTGTTAACTCCCAATAAATTCGATTAGCAATGTATCTTTATCTGTATTTGTTACAGAACTTGTTGAAGCTGTTTTTAGCCTAAATTCAAATGTATCATCAAACGAAGCCGATTCAATCCAAGATACTGTTGCATGATAACCTGTTTCTAAATCATAGTCAGAATAACTTAAGTGAGAACCATTTTTCCAAACCTGTAATGTGCAAGCAGCAGATGGTTTAATTTTTATCTCAAACTTAAAATAGCTATTCGTTACATCTTTATTTATAGTAAATATTTTATTAGAATCAGAAAGAATAATATTACTTACACCAACTTCAATTGCATTATCAAACGATAATCTAGCTGTAGTTGAACCAGTAGTGTCACATCCAGTCATTGTTTCAGCATTTGATCTAAAGAAATTATATTTAGTATTTACTAAGTTAGTTCCAAGGTTAGACATATCAGCTCGTAACATTGGAATACCACCGCCGGTGGATCCGTCATGTGCTACAAGAGCTTTATCTGCATTCTGTGATATATCACCTGCTGCACCAAAGGCAGTTACTATTGCTGGTCCCCAGTCTTCAGAACCTGATGCAGTATTCCAATCATATGTTCCTGAGTCTGTATTCCAATCTTCGGCTGTTTCAAATGTTCCCGATGGATGTGCAATAAGATTACCATTTGCATTTGATCCACCAATACCAGCCCAACCTTGACCTGTATAATATTCAATAGATGTTCCAGTTGTTTCATCAGAACCTGTAAGGTTAGAAGTATTAACTCGAATATAACCTAGAGTTTCAGCTGGCGGATTAGAAACTGTAATGACATTAGCCATACCAGTTTGACCATGCTGAATTACAACTTGGCTATATGGATAATTATCTGGAATTGTGAATACTATTGTAGATGGAGATCCAACTGCAGAAGCTACAGAACCCTGAGTACCAGAAGTAATACCTTCAGCTGCTGTTAAAGCATAAACATTATTTGCATGACTTGCATCAGTTTTTTCTGTATGTCTTAAGAATAATCCATGTCCAATAGCTTGATTTCTAAATGTATATGTTGAACCTTTATAAAAAGTTAGTGGTGAAGTATCAGTAACATTGGTTGCAGCAGTTGTTCTATTATAGTTTGCTGCCCATGTCCAAAGCCAAGGTTCATTTTGCAAGAATCCAGAATCACCTGATAAAACGTTTGCAGTAACACCTAAATCAAAGGTTACTACCTCTCTGCCACCTGCAACTACTGTTGGTCTTTCAGTTGTTGTACCAACAGGAAGTTTTAAACCACCAGCATCAAGCAAAG